AATCGACGTGCAAAAGAACCGCTACGTGGTGCAGGTCACAGGCGTCTACTCCAACAGTGACCGGATCGTCATCGACCGTTTCGACATCCGCAAGTCCAAGCGGCTCGACCCCGACGGCGAGCGGTATTGGATCAACCCCGGCTCCCATGCGGAGGACTGGAAGCTGCTCGGCGAGGAAGTCCTCGGCAAGACCTACCCTCTCGGCGATGGCTCTGGCCGGATGATGGGGATCAGGTTCACGGTATGCGACTCCGGTGGTAAAGCTGGTGTGACATCAAACGCTTACGACTATGTTCGTTGGCTCCGCCACGGGGAAACCGACGACATCGACACCAGCAATGAGCAAGGCGAATACGAGTGGTTTTCTGAATACGCAGGCCGTTTCCTGCTCTTGAAAGGGGCCTCGTCTCGCACGGCCCCACGGGTCAACGTCACGTTCCCGGACTCCCAACGCAAGGATCGCATGGCCGGGGCGCGCGGTGAAATCCCTGTGATGTTCATCAACACGCACGACATCAAGGATTCTCTTAACAATATGCTGGATCGCCTCGATCCCGGCGGGCGTTGGATGTTCCCGAATTGGCTGTCGGATGACTTCTATATCGAGATGACCGTAGAGGTCAAAGACGCCTCTAAGGGGTGGATCAACCCGCTCCGGCACCGGAACGAAAGCTGGGACCTCATGGCCTACCACTTGGCGACATGCCTGTTGCCCCAGATCGCTTTTGACCATATCAAGTGGGATGACCCGCCGGGCTGGGCCGAGGAATGGGACCTGAACGATATGGTCTACGATCCTCGGGAGAAGTCCAAACCGTTCGACTCTGAAAAGAAGTCGAGTTATGGTCTATCAAAATTGGCAGAAAATTTAGCGTGAGTATCATGGCCCTGACAGAAGATGAAAAGACCCTAATGACCTCGCGCCTGACTGACGCAGAGAACGCCTACCACCTGATTATGACCGGACAACAAGCCAAGGTCTATGTGGATCAGAACGGCGAGCGCGTCGAGTATCAGGCGGGCAGTGTGGATCGTCTTCGGGCCTACATCCAGCAAATGAAACTGGCCCTCGGCAAAGTGTCGATCTCGGGTCCCATGAAGGTCTGGTTTTGATATGAAAGCTACTGTAATTGACCCAAACGAACTGGCCGAGATCGACGCACTGGTCGGGACCCCGCAGCGCGACATGGCCTTTGGCGGCGCATATGACGGCGCGGCGCGCTTCGACAAGGGCATCGCTTCATGGTCTCCGCCCCTGCAATCTGCGGACGCGGACCTGCTCCCGGTCAAGGGGCTGGTGGACTCACGGGCGCGCGACGTGGGCCGCAATGACGCCTATGTCCAAGGCGGAGCCACAATCCACAAAGACGGCATCGTTGGGGCCATGTATGCCCTCAACTCCAAGCCCAACACGGAAGCCCTCGGGCTGGACGAAGATTGGGCGACCGAGTTTCAGAAAGAAGTTGAAGCCCTGTTTACGATCTGGGCAGAGTCCCCGCGCAAGTGGGTCGACGCTTCCGGCCAGAACACCTTCACGAGCCTGATCCGGCTGACCGTCGGGGTCTACACCTTCGCGGGGGAATCACTCGCTACGGTGGAATGGATCAACGAGAAGGGCCGGGACTTCAAGACGGCGATCCAGATGATCGACACGGATCGCCTGACGCAGCCTGACTCCGCGATGGCGAACCCGCTCGTCCGAGGCGGCATCAAACACAACACGCGCGGCAAGCACCTGTCGTATTTCATCCGGGTCGACCATCCCAGCGACTACCGGGTGCTCATGCTGTCGACCACGGCGTATAATTCTTACAAAGAGGTCAAGGCCGAGAAGCCTTGGGGTCGCAAGCAGGTCATCTACATCCGCGAGCAAATGCGCGTGGACCAGACCCGTGCGGTCTCGGACATCGTGTCGGCCCTGAAGGAAATCCACATCACCCAGAAGTTCCGGGATGTGACGCTTCAGAACGCCGTGGTGAACGCGATGTATGCTGCGTCCATCGAGTCGGACCTGCCCCCGGAAGCTGTCTACCAGCAACTCGGCTCCGGCAATGCCGGCCAGTCGGTTGCAGATTACGCAGAGAAGTATCTGGGCGCAGTCAGCGAATACGTTGGCTCGTCCAAGCACATGAAAATGGACGGCGTGAGAGTGCCGCACATGTTTCCCGGAACTAAGTTCAAGCTGCACCCTGCCGGAAACCCCGGTGGCGTGGGCCAAGAGTTTGAGACCGGGCTGCTTCGCTACATCGCGTCGTCCCTGAACATCTCCTACGAGGAACTGTCTCGGGACTTCACCAAGACCAACTATTCGTCCGCCCGTGCGGCGATGGCCTCGACGTGGCGGTTCATGCAGAGCCGGAAGAAACTGGTCGCCGATGAGATGGCGAACGCGATCTTCCGTCTGTGGCTGGAAGAAGCGATCAACGCCAATCGTTTGAAGTCCTTCCCAGCAACGATGGCCGGGATGCTCTACACCAACGGCGGACTGAACATGATGTTCGACGCCCTGTGCGCCGGGGAGTGGATCGGGGCTGCTCGCGGCCAGATCGACGAACTCAAAGAGACACAGGCTGCCGTTCTGCGGATCAAGTATGGCTTGTCCACTCACGAGGACGAACTGGCCCGTCTTGGCAAGGACTACCGCAAGGTGTATGCCCAACTCGAACGCGAGGCCAAAGAGCGGGACGACCGCAACATCGAACTGTTCGAGGACAATTCGGTAAACGCAGCCTCCGGCACGACTCGCGAAGTCGACGCGGAAGATGAAGGGACCAAAGACGATGACACAAATGCAGAGTAACGCGCAGCCCTTCCTCGCCAGCTTCGACGCTCGCCCGCTCTTGGTTTCCCAAGACGGCGCGACGTTCTTCAAGGCGAGCATCGACTTCGTTCTGGCCCACGAACATTCGGAGGCCATGACCGCAGACATGAACACGGTCGCGTCGGTTGACGATGACGAGTTCTGGGCCGAGGACGACTGGCGCTCGATGCTGCGGCCCTATGTGGTCGTCAAAGGCGTCTTGCAGGTTCCGGTCCAAGGGACGCTCCTGAACCGCTTCCCATACCAGCTTGGCCGCTGGGCCACGGGCTATGACTACATCGAACGGGCCGTCATGCGCGGTATGGAAGACCCGGAAGTCCGGGCCATTGCACTGGTTATCGACTCTGTCGGCGGCGAAGTAGCGGGTTGCTTTGAGTTGGTCGACAAGCTGCATGACATGCGTGGGACCAAACCGATTCGCTCTTTCGCCGCAGATCACGCCTATTCCGCAGCTTACGCCCTCGCCTCGGTCGGGGACGAGATCACCGTAACCCGCTCCGGTGGCACGGGTTCGGTCGGCGTTGTGACCATGCACATTAACGCCGAAAAGGCGATGGATCGCATGGGCGTCGAAGTGACTCTCATCCACGCCGGGAAGCACAAGGTCGACGGCAATTCCTATGAGAAGTTGCCTGACGCCGTGAAACAGCGTATTCAGGCAAGAGTGGATAAGATTTATGGCGTCTTCACATCCACGGTTGCGCGCAATCGCGGCATGGACGAAGATGCCATCAAAGGGACTGAAGCATTGACATACGATGCAGAGGACTCCATCGAGATCGGGTTCGCAGATCGGATCGGCGCTCTCGATGATGAGATGATCGCGTTTACTGAAGAAGTGGCTGAAGAAGAGGATATTCAAATGACCACGAAACCAAAAACCACCGTGGCCGAGGCCACTCAAGACGATACTGTGGCAAAGGCGACCTACGACGCAGACGTGGCTACCGCCACGACTTCGGGTGAGACCGCTGGCCGTCAGGCTGAAAAGGAACGCGCAACTGCGATCCTCGGTTCAGACGCAGGTAAGGCTCGCCCGAAGGCAGCCCTGTCCGCCGTGCTGAACACCGACATGACTGTCGAGCAGGCCACGGCCTTCTTGGCGGACCTGCCGGAAGAAGCCAAAGCGACGGCTGAAGCCCCCAAAGCAGATGCACCGGAAGCAACCGCCACGCCCTTCGGCGCGACGATGGACGCTGACGGTCATCCGAATGTCGGGGCAACCGCAGAGAGCGCAAGCGGCGAAGAAGCCAACAGCGCCGACTCCATCATCGCCGACTTCCAAGCCCTTACAGGCGCCGGCAAAAAGCGCGCGTAACCTCCCGGTTCGCACGGAACGTGGGGCAACCCACATAACCTAAAGTCAATAGGAGAACACAATGGCTGTTGACACAAAAGTCCCGATGGGCAAACCGGGTGTTGCGGAGTTCAAGTCCGAAACCTTCGGTAATATGGACGAACCACGCTTCGGCGAAGGCGTTCCCACCCCGACCAACATTACGGTCACGGCATCCGGCACAGACATCTCGCTCGATCTCTATTCCGTGTTGTCGTCCACCGGGGGCGCTCTGGCTGTCTATAACGCCACGCGGGATGCTGGCTGCGCGAACTATATCGCGGCGCAACCTGTTTCGATCCCCGACGGCGAGACCGCGACCTTCGCTGTCTACCGGGAAGGCCATTGGAGCATGGACGCCCTCGTTTGGGACGCCAGCTACGATACCGACGCCAAGAAGGCCGCTGCCTTTGAGGGTTCCGTTTCGCCGACGATCTTTGTCAGCAAACGTGACTACAACTCCGATCAGATTCTCTGATCGCCGCAACAAGGAAAAGAAACCATGTCGATCCAAAATACTCTCCACGACACGGCGACCCTTGGTGCGGTCATGCGCGAGATGGAATCGCCATCGAACTACTGGCTGGGCTTCTACGGCTCGGAAATCCAATTCGATGACGAATACATCGACTTCTCTCGGATCACCGAGAATCGCAAGATCGCCCCTCTGGTCGTCCCGACTACACAAGGCAAACCGATCTACTCGGCTGCCGAGCAGGTCCAGCGCGTCAAACCCGCCTACGTCAAGCCGAAGGACGCCGTTTCTGCAACGCACGTCATCAAGCGTGTTGCAGGCTTTGGCGAACTGACGCCGGGCGCAGCGCCCATGTCCCCGCAGTCTCGCTACAACGCGATCATCGGTGACATCCTTCGCCAGCACCGCGAGGCCATCGAGCGCCGCTGGGAATGGCTTGCAGCCCAAGCCACGATCTACGGCAAGGTCACGCTGGAAAGCGACGACTACCCCCGGACGGTTGTGGACTTTGAGCGGGCCGCAGGCCACGACGTAACCCTCACCGGGTCGAACCGTTGGGGTCAGGCTGGCGTGTCCATCTTGTCGGACATCGAAGGAATGAAGAAGACTGTTCGTGACGCCAAGTTCGGCGGCGCGACCAATCGTCTGACTGTCGGCACCGATGCTTGGGAGGTCATGCGTCAGGACGACGAACTTCGTGAACTCCTGAAGTTGGACTTCCGCAACTCGAACAACGGTCTGGAAATGAACCTTGGGGTCATGGAAGGTCTGGAAGTCGAGCGCGTCGGCAAGATCAACGGCACGACCGAGATCGTGGTCTATTCGGACTACTACCAAGACCCGGCCGGTTCCGTTGTTCCGTTCATGTCTCCGAAGGATGTGGTCCTCACCGGGCCATCCGTCAACGGCGTTCGCTGCTTCGGTTCCGTTCAGGACAAGAAGGCGGGCTGGCAACCCTACCCGATGTTCTCGAAGATGTGGGACGAGGAAGACC